AGGGATGGCTGGTTCGCTACCATGCCGGAAGCGATCGACGCATTCCTGACGCCGCCGGAGCCCGCCCGCGTGGTGGCCGTAGCTGACGAGGGCCAGACATTTGCGGACGAAGCGCCCCCGACGCGCGACGAGATGCTTGCCAAGGCTGCCGAGATCGGCCTCGCGGTGGACAAGCGCTGGTCTGACAAAACGCTGGCGGCCAAGATCATTGATGCCCTGATGGCGGCGGAAGCTGCGACGCCGGCCCCTGATCCGGAGCCCACCCCGTGAGCTGGACAAAGCGCGAGATCGTCACGAACGCATTCGAGGAAGTCGGCCTCGCGTCCTACGCTTTTGATCTCCAGCCGGAGCAATTGCAGGCTGGGCTGCGCCGCCTCGACAACATGATGGCGACCTGGAATAGCCGGGGCTTGCGCATCGGCTACCCTTTGACCAACAGCCCTGCCGGGTCGGATCTGGACGACGACGCGAACGTCATGGACGAGGCGATCGAGGCCATTGTCGGCAACCTCGCTATCCGCATCGCACCGATGCTGGGCAAGACGGTCTCGCCCGATACCAAGGCTTCCGCGCGATCGGCTTACATGGCGCTGTTGAGCCGTCGCGCGACGGTCCCGGAGATGCTCAACGATGCGAACGCCATCCCGGCCGGCGCGGGGAATAAATACTGGCGGATAACCGGCGACCCATTCCTGATCCAGGAAGATCGTGGTGTAACGGTTGGGCCTGATGCCGTGCTTGATTTGGAGCCCTGACCCATGACGGATATCAACAGGCTATCAGCAGTCAGCGCGGTTGTCGCAGGCGACCAGTGGCCGCTCTGGAGTTCAGCCAACGGCGATACGCGGCGCGCGGCGACCACGGCGCTACAGGCCTACATGCAGGCGAACCTGACCTTTTCGGCTGGTCAGTTTGTGGTTCAATACGCTGCGCCATCGGCGACAGGCTTCACGGTCACGCTGCCCAACAACACGAATAACCAATGGCTGATAATGTCGCCGCTGGCGGCCTATGCCGCAGGCACGATCACATTTCCGCTTAGCTCGACAATCACGGATAACCAGGAGATCCTGATTTTCTCGACGCAGGCGGTGACGACGCTCACGCTGGCGGGCAATGGCGCCACGATCGTTGGCGCGCCGGTTGGCATCGCAACCAACGCAATGATGCGGTTCAAGTACAATCTTTTTGCCCAGACCTGGTATCTGATGGGCTCTACGAACACGTCAGGGCAGGCGCTTCTTGCGGCGGCGCAAACCTTCACCGCGCAGCAGACGCTGACCGGTGGCCTCGTGTTCCAGTCGGCGTCGGCCGCATCGATCGCAGCCATAGCCAACGCGATCAACACGGCCAACAAGGTTACGGGCAAGTGCGTCTTTGACACGACGAACAACCGCCTGATGATTTCGAGCGGGTCGGCGGCGGCGTCGGCGTGGTTTATTGCGGATGGCTCTGGATCGGTGGTGCCGGCATGATGACGGAAGACGAACACGGCCAACTCAAAGCCCTTGCCTGGCGCACGCTGGTATCGGTGGATCACGTTGACGCCAAGGCCGAGGATGAGGGGCTGACCATCTCGCAGGATTGGCGCGATTGGCGTAGGTCAGTCCGCGCGGTCATTCGTGGCGACCTGATGGAGATCCCGAACGAGCCTGCGCGGTATGTCGATGGCTTCAAGGCGCACTGGGACAAGACAACGGCGGGCACGCTTGCCGATGCTGCGCCATTCGTGGACGAGCGCGACGCGGAGATCGAGGCGCTGCGGAAGCGGGTGGCGGAGCTGGAGACATTGCTTAGCGCCCCTCCGGCAATGGTGTCACCGGCGCCGGTAGTCGTTGAGGATGGCGCGCCGCCTGCCGAGGTGCTTGCCGAGGCGTTCCCTGATGAGGACTATACGGCGCTCAAGCAGCGCCTGCTGATCGAGCTTGGCAGCCTGCGCAACATGCTGGTCGGCAACATTCCGATGTCAGACGAAGAGCAGGCGCAGAAACTGGCGCGGCTTGCGGTGCTTGAACATCCCAAATTTCAGACATGGCTTCAGGGGTAACACATGGCAATTGATCAGACATTCGGCCCGGCTTTTGGTTCCGGCGTCTCAATTGCAAGTGTGACGGCGACGTCGGCCTCTACGCAGATGGGTGTGGGGTCTAAGTCCATCACGGTCACGAACACGGGCACGAATAACGTATATGTCCGCACAGGCCTTGTCGGCCTCACGGCTGTGGCTGGTGCAGACTACATCGTCTTGCCACTGACGCAGGTATCCATCAGCAAGCCGCAGGATCACACGCACGTGGCTTACGTGTGTGACACGGCGCTGACCTCGACGCTTCACCTGATCCCCGGAGAAGGCTTCTAATGAAGGGGCGCAGCCGGATCAGGACGCGGGGCCGGATTGGGTCTATCTCGCTGCTATCGCGGGCAACGGCATCGCTAGGCGTTGCGCCTCTGCACTACTGGAACTTCATGTCCGACCGCGCGATTTTCGCGGGCAAGGACGTTGGCGGCGTCACATCCACCCCCGGCTGGAGCTTCACGCGGGCGAGCACGGGGTTTGCGAACCAGGTTCCGAACACGGAGTTCGGGTCGCAGAACATCATGCTGCAGTCGCAGACGCTAACCGATGCTGCATGGACAAATTCAGTCGGAGGAACGGGGTCAGCCGCCACCAGAACCGCAAACTATGCCGCTGCTCCTGACGGAACGACGACGGCAACGAGGGTGCAATTCGCGCTGAATGGCGGAGCCACAGCATCCGACGTTTCGCGAATTTCGGGTGCTACTGCTGGATCGCTTAACGGCGTAGGTTACGTGATCTCGTTCTGGGCAAAGCTGAATACAGGATCGTCAGCAAGCATTTCCATTCAAGGCATAGGCACTACGCTGGCTTCAACGCCAATAGCGATTACGAACGTTTGGACAAGGTACTCAATTACCTGCACAACCGCGTCCACTACGCCAAGTGTTTTGATAGGACTGCGCGGAACGTTTTCCACCGGCGACACGATGGACGTTCTGCTTTGGGGCTTTCAATTCGAGCTTGGCTCTACCGCCACTACCTACAAGCCCACCACAAGCTCCGCAGTAACCGACGTATCCGGCCCCCCGCTGGTGAGCTTCGGCTCCGGCGTCCTCCGTCGCACGAACAAGGGCGCGCTGATTGAAGGGGCGGCTACTAATCTTTGTCTGCAGTCGCAGACGTTTGGGACGACGTGGACGCTAGGGTCTGCCACGCAGACTGCGGATCAGTATGTCGCGCCTGATGCAACGACGACGGGCGACCAGCTCACGGCTGGCGCGGGACTATCGACGCATTTTACGACGCAGGCGTTTACGTGGACCGCAGCCATTCACACCGTCAGCGTCTATGCGAAATACGTCAATAATCGTTGGTTTGCGATCACGACATTCGACGGAACCACGTCGCGCAATGCAAGCTTTGACCTGCAAAACGGCGTCGTCGGCGCATTGACTAACGCGACCTCGACTATCACCTCAGTTGGTGGCGGCTGGTATCGCTGCACCATGACTGGCTCGACGGCGATGGCCGCAGCAGCAGGCAACATCGCGTTCAACGTCAACGCCACAAACGTGGCGACCAACGAAAGCTATACAGCCCTCGGCACTGAGATCATCGGCCTCTGGGGCGCCCAGATCGAGGCATCCGCTTTCCCCACCTCCTACATCCCGACGACAACAGCATCGGCTACACGCGCGGCGGATGTGGCGACTGCGCCTGATGCGAGAAGCGCACCCTTCTCAATGTTTGTTGAGTTTGCTCCAGCCTTTACGACTAGTGGGCTAGACTTGATAGCCTACGACACTCTTACAAACGGGTCCGGTATTTATGTGCCCGGAGCTTCGCCACCATTTGGATGGGTGAGAGAAGCAGGTGTAACAACAGCAAACGTTTCAGGTGGCGGCTCGGCACCTGTGATTGATGTGGCGATGAAAGCCGCTGTTCGATTTGCCGTGAATGATACCCGCGCCGCAAATAGCGGACTACTTGGTGCCGCTGACACAGTTGTTTCGCCGCCGAGCACAACAACGCTGAAATTTGCCCCGTCAGTTTTTGGCGGTACTCAGTCCGTGTACCTCCGTTCCGCAGCAATCTTCAACTCCGCTCTGAACGACGCGGCTTTGGTGAGGGCCAGCACATGAGCTGGAATGCCTCCCTGATCGACGGTCCGATACCGGCCTATCAATTCCTCGGCCTCGACGAGAACGGACTGCCGCAATTCGGCGCGCAGCTTCCGGCGTACAACATCAACATCGCGGCGGAGATCTACACGGACGCTCTCGCGCCCTACGTGGTGGAGCCTGCCCATCCCAAAAGGGTGTTCGCCGGCGATGATCCATCCGACCGCACCCTGACTGTGTGCCTTACATTCGCAGACGAGGCAGAGGCTATCGCCGCGCTCCCGGATTACTGGACGGTGGCGTCGTGATTTCCGAGAGAACCAAAGACCGCTTTCTGATCTTGGCGCTGCACATCGTGATTGCGGCGCTGGTCATCATTAACATGGCGCCCTGATGCAAATCCCGATCCTCTCCGGCGCCTACACTGACAGCAACGCAGACTTCCGCGTCAGCTATCCGCTGAACATGGTCCCGGTCGTGCAACAGCAGGGCATCAGCAACGGCTACCTGCGGCCTGGCGATGGCATCGTAAGCAACGGGACCGGACCTGGCATCGATCGCG